GTAACGCGAACTGGTCCTCAACCACCGGCGTACATGCAATGGAATTTGTTGCGATGGTGACTGCCTTAGCCGATGCCAAGCCGATTGTCGTTGTCGGTCAAATCCACGATGCAGCAGACGATATAACCGTGTTCCGCTTTGAACGCAACCCAGACAAAGCAACCTGCACATTGTGGATCACCAACGGCAACACAAGCCACGGCTACAAGGTGATGGATAACTACCGAATCGGAGACAAAATCCGCTTGGGCTTTCGTGTCAAGGATGGTGCAATCGGCTATTACGTCAACGGCTCGCCGGTCAACTATGCACAGGCAAAAACGTTCAACGGCGCATATTTTAAAGTGGGCTGTTACAACCAATGTCACACTGGACAGGATTACGCGCAAGTCGTGCTTTACGGCGCGGCTGTATCCCATGACGGCGTGACGATGGGCTATCTGCCGGATGAGCCGCAACAGCCGCCGGTAGTGGAGCCGCCACCTACACCGCCCGACCCAACGCCAACCGACCCGCCAACACCCACAGACCCGACCCTAGATGTTGTCCAGGAATTGCAATACTTGCGCCATGAGGCGGCTACTGTCGTTTTGTTGATTGATGGCCTACTTTTCCGAATGGGAGCGAAAACGCTATGAAAGCACCGTCCGTTATCGCATCAGTCGTATTTTCTGCTTTAGCTGTTGCGGCTATCGCTGGGCTTGGCTATCTCAGTGGACATCTAGGCGAGTTGGGCGTTCCGGCCATGTATACCGCGCTGGCGAATGTGATTATTACAACGCTCATTCGCATGTTGCAGGAGTGGCAACCAGACGCCGCCACTGCGACACGGGGAATGGATGGGCCACAACCAAATTATTTACAGCGTGTGCTATATGCCGAGCGCGGGTGGAGTTGGAGCGGGTAAGTTGTATGGCAGGAAGAAAAACCAAACTGACGCCCGAAACCCAAGCAAGAATTGTAGATGCGATCAAGGTTGGCTCTACTTATGAAATCGCGGCGGCGTATGGTGGCATTGCCTACAACACGCTAAACGAATGGCTTAAAGCGGGCGAGGCAGCGACAGTCGGTATATTTCGTGATTTTTATGAGGCTGTAAAAAAGGCGGAAGGCGAAGCGGCGGTGCAATGGCTTACCGTGATTGAAAAAGCCAGCACCGAACAATGGCAAGCCGCAGCGTGGAAGTTGGAGCGCCGGTATCCGCAGCAATATGGGAAACAAGTGCAGGAAGTAAGCGGACCGGATGGTGGCCCGCTTCAACAGCGTACCATAATCGAATATGTCAACGATTGGCGTGCGGCGTCGGATCAGTAGTTACCGAGGGTTGCCATTCATAATTGCGCAAGTGTTCTAGGTCAATTGCTCCAGCATGAACCATAGAGTGATGATTAGGGCAGAGAGTAATGAGGTTGCTAAATTCGTTGGTTCCACCTTTTGTTAAAGGTGTGATGTGGTGAACATGAACAGCAAAATCAAAGCCGCATATCACGCATTTGTATTCATCGCGAAGCAGTGCCTGCTCTTTAATAAATTTCCATTTGCCACCTTTCCAGTGTCCGTTGAGATTGGCGACTTTAGGATTTGCGGCAGCCAAGCAATGCCGGTTGCAATAGTTTTTCTCTTTAACCTGACTGGACCATTTATAAAGTTTCCGGCCACAGTGGGCGCATTGGACTTCGACTCTTTGATTGCCACGCGCAAGCGTTGTGAGCCGTTGCCATTCTCTGTAACAGAAATCATCGCCGCAAGTGGACCGTCTTTCAGGGTGATGAGTGTAATAAGTTTTTTGACATACACCGCAAACCTTCTTGGTCTTTCCGCCTTTGTAATGTCCGTTGTGTTCGCCGCGATGCTGATGCGTGTTTATGTAGTAATTTTGCTGGCTGGGGTATCGTTTTTTAGGGACAATTTCGCCGCAACCACAAGCGCAATAAATAACTTCTGGTCGATTATCGATTGTTTGTTTAGGCATGATTATATCCTTTGTTCTTATAAGAAGTGATAGCCGTATTATAACATGCTGAACAATCTTGAGCAAAAAATAAGGTTGCCGTATCCGCATTTAGGGCAGAGAACAGTTAGGAAACAGGCAAAACGGTTTAATTGGTTGAGCGCCGGTCGCCGTTGGAGAAAAACAACGTTGGTCATGGCAATAGTCGTAGAAAGCGCAGCAAAACAGGGTGGTCAATATGTGTGGGGCGCGCCCACGTTTGACCAAGTACGCGTTGGTTATAATGAGACGCGCCACGCCTGCGGACACATGGCCGACTTTAATCAGTCCCGTATGACGGTGACATTTCCCAGAGGTGGCACGATTTACTATCGCAGCCTAGATGACCCAGACAATGCACGTGGGCTAACGGCCAACGGCGTAGTGATTGACGAATGCGCCGATGTGGTAGAACGGGCTTGGCAAGAAGTGTTACGGCCTATGCTCATTGATACAAATGGCTGGGCATGGGGTATCGGTACACCCAAGGGGCGTAACTGGTTTTATAGAGAGCATGTCAACGCATTAGACCGCGAAGATACCGCTGCATGGCAAGCGCCAACGTTGGGCGTAGCGGTGGAGGCCGGCAAGCTAATTCGCAAGCCGCACCCGTTGGAGAATCCGTTCATTCCATTTGATGAGATTGAACGCCTGTTTCAGACGTTGCCAGAAATGACGTTTCAGCAGGAGATTTTAGCCAACTTTATCGAGGGTGAAGGGTCTGTCTTCCGCAACATACCGGCCTGTATGCACGCACCGCTGAACGCATCGCCCGATGACCATAGCACGCATACGCTTGTGGCCGGCCTGGATTGGGGCAAGCAAAACGATTTTACTTTCACAAGTATAGGCTGTGTGCAATGCCGGTGCGAGGTGGCAAGAGACAGGTTTAATAAGATTGATTACAGCTTTCAGCGGGACCGGCTGAAAGTAATTTACAACAAGTGGCGCGTCAAGCAAATCTTAGCGGAGTCTAATAGCATCGGGGAGCCTAACCTTGAGATGTTACAGCGTGAAGGGTTCCCCGTGATTGCTTTCCAAACGACAGCGCAGAGCAAGCCGCCACTCATTGAAAACATGGCCTTAGCCTTTGAACGGGCTGAATGGCAATTTCAACAGGACGCCATTTGTACAGCCGAGTTAGAAGCCTACGAACGCACCGTTAGCCCGACCACAGGACGCAGCACCTACAGCGCGCCGGAAGGGCTGCATGACGACACCGTGATCGGGCGGGCGCTGATGCTAAGGGCAGCGGAACAGGCAAGCATCCGTGTACTACCCAACGCCATTGCCGCCTATGGCAGCCGCAACCGAGTAAGTAGCAGGGGAGACTATGACCGTCGCTAGACATCGAAGACGAAAGCAACAAATTACGCAGCGCAGCACGTCCATCAGTGAGCAGATCGGGCGCTATTCGGTGTCGGCCTATCAGCCATCGCGCTACATGTCGATTAAGAGCATTGACGACACAATCCCCGATTACCAGTTTTGGGACGAGTTTAGAAATGTGCGCAAACAGGGCTATCGGTTATCTGCCCTCGTGGCACGGCGCATTGAACACATTTATACTGTTTGGACATGGGGCCGGGGTGTTACGGTGTCTTTGGCCGAAGCGGGCAACCCAGACAGCGAAACCGACCCGCGCAATTATACTGATGAACTATTAGCGGATTTTCTCAATCGCAATCATTCACGACTGCTCGACACTGAGAAAGACAAGTTGGGCTTAGGCGACCAATACATCATCGTCAATATGGACGGTTCGTTGTCCATCCCCTCGCCGGATACGGTGACGGTGGAACGTGATCCGCTCGACTATCGCACCGTCACGGCGGTAGTCGTCACAACCAAATTAGATGAGTATGAGATTACCGACCGTTATACCTTGGATGGCCGCACCGTGACTATCAAAAAAGGCGTTCAGGTTGTCAGCGTCCAGCAGTATCAGAATCTTATCGGGCGCATTCCGGTTGTGCATTTAGCTAACGAAATGAGCGGTAACGAAGTGTATGGGCGTAGCATTCATTTTCGTTTGCTTCCGTTTTATGACAAGTATGATGATGTGCTGCATAAGCAGATTGACGGCGCGCGGCTCCTGGGCAATCCCATGCTTGCCTTTACGGGATTAAAAAACGTAACAGGCGTACAAAACGCCAACAAGCCGGCCACAACCAAAACCTATTACGATACTGACGGGAACGTGGTGGCCGAGCAACAACTCAACGTCAACGTCAACAGCGTATTCCTGTTGGGCGAAGGTGGGGACGCAAAAATGGTTGCGCCGCCTACAGGATTCACCGCCGACACGCAACAGGCGCTAAAGACGCTGTTTATGCTGGGGATGTACGAGGCGTGCGGAATCCCAGAATTTATTTGGGGCAATGAGTTAAGCGGCGCGCACGCAACCACAGACGTACAGATGACGCAGTGGGTGCGCGACATTGAAGCACGCCAAAAACAGGATGAAGTGTGGCTGCTTGAACTGTGTGAGATTTGGCTATTGACCGTTGCCATTACCGACCCGCAAATTGTGGTTGACAAGTTGCAAGCAGAATGGCCGGCGTTGGTGAATGACGACGAAAAGAACCGGCTTGAGTACGTGCGCTATGCTCACGATAGCGGTTTGTTGACGGCCAAAACCGCACTTGAAATCCTCGACATGGTAGACGATCCGGCCAAAGAGACGGAGGAAGCCCAAGCCGAGTTCAAAGCCAAACAGGAGGCTATGTTCCCCGATGCTGCGGCAGGCAATGCGCCGGTGCAACAGATGTTCGATGATGAGCCGGTGGTAAGCCAACCACATGACAACAACGCATCGCTGATGCTCATTGATGCTGTACGCGAACTACGCGCCGCGCTCTTGGAGGTTGCATGATCCAAGACGCGGCAGGGCCGTTTCTTATTCAAGACGCTGACGACTACGCCGGGGGATTGCTTACGCCTGCCGACGTTGGGCGCTTTATGGCCGTGGTTGACCGCGACGGCAAATTGTCCTTTGCGCTTGTCAATGCGCCGGAAACAACCATCCTGGCTAACGGTATGCAACAGGTGCGCGCCATCGCCAGCCGTATTCAGGACGCGCCGGACGGACCCGGCAAGCCCGCGACCGGCGACAACGGCAAGGCGTTAGCGTGGAACCAGACCAACGGCAAATTTGAGCTAATCACCGTCAACGCTTCTGACGCTGACACGTTGGACAGCCACGATAGCACCTATTTTTTGGCCGCCGATGGCACGACAACCGGCGCAACCAGCCAAGCGCAGACGTTCACGAACGGCATTGTGGGACCGAGTTGGAAACCGGCCAGCAACAGCACGACGGCGCTGCAGGCACAGGACGCAGCCGGAACCAGCATCATTAATGTTGACACGACCAACAAGCGCGTCGGCATCAACACAACCGCGCCTGACACGGAATTTCACTTGGTCGCGACAAACACCGCTGCATTCAAGCTGACCAACAGCCTAACCGACGCGCAAAACAAAACAGGGCGCTTTGTGGTTGGTCACTACCTAAACGCTGAGGAATCGCTACTGGTTTTCGGTGGAGCCATTACCTCGACTGCCGCACAAATTGATTTCGGTGGTGGGAGTGGTGCATACAACGCGGCAACGGTGATTCGCTTTTTGACCGCTGTGGACAATGCAACAGTAACCGGTTCTGAGCGGATGCGCATTACAGGCACGGGTTTGGTTGGCATCGGCACGGGTGCGCCTGGGTCACAATTTAACGTTACGCAGCCGAGCGCCGGCGTTGGCACAGTCGCCACCAACGGCACAACGACGCTGACCGGTACGAATACCGTTTTTCAAAACATGTTCCGCGTTGGCGACACGATTACGGTCAGCGGCGAAACGGCGCGCACGATTAGCGCCATTGCCAGCAATACGAGCCTGACGGTAACAAGCGCGTTTAGCACAACGGCAAGTGGACTAAGTTACACCAAAACCGGCAACAGCTGTTTGGACGTGCGCGGCAATGGGAATATCGGGATTGGCACAAACAGCGCGGCCAGTCGCATCCACATCAGCGGCAACAGTAGCGGCGCAGCTTGGGGTACGGCGGGCTTATCGATGCAGACGGCATCGGCCACGTACACCGATGTGACAACAGCGGCCAGCGGCACAGCTACCAACGCCGTGTTTACATCCTTCGGCACGCCGACCCTTGCGGCTACAAATACCAGCGTCACCACAACTAACAGCGCAACGGTGTACATTGCCGCAGCACCCGCCGCCGGAACAAACCAAACGCTCACGAACAAGTATGCGCTCTGGGTAGATGCTGGTGATACGCGCTTAGATGGTAACGTTCTTATAGGGTCAACGGGAACGCCAACGGCATTTGTTCACATTGCTGCCGGTACAACGGCACAGGCGCAAATTAGATTGGCTGTTGGGGTTGCACCAAGTACGCCTAATGATGGCGACTTTTGGTATGACGGCGCATTTACCGGCTACGCTTCTGATTCGACAACCAACGCCATTGTCAACACATTTCGGATGCGTCGCGCATCCAGCGGGACACCGGCGGCAGGCTTTGGTATCGGCTTTTCGGCGCGGTTGATGAGTGACACGACAGCCAACCGTGATGCCGGTCGCTTGACGTGGGCTTGGTCTACGGCTACAGACGCAAGCCGAGCAACCAATGGACAGTTGACCGCATTTTATACAACAACAGAAAGAGCGTGCATCACTTGGGGCGCAAATAGCACCGTACCCTTACTCAGTTTCTACGATGTGACTACGCCGATAGCACGGCAGGTATTAGCGACCGGCGCATCACGCACCGTAGACGATGTGATCACAGCCTTGCAGAATTTAGGATTGGTAAAGCAATCATGACCATCGAAATCACCAACGCAAACGATGAACGGACATACAATAGCTATTTGGCCGCCCGCGACGCGCCCCGACTCACAATGGCGCACGGCGTCTATCCCAACGCGGTCAAGGCGCTGGCAGAGTACGATAATCTAGTGGCACGTCTGGCCAGTGGCGACTTAGCGCAATTTGGGCAGTATCACACCAACGTTACAGTAGCCGTTGCGCCATACGTGCAAACGTTGTACGAAGCCATGCAAACGATTGTAGAGGTGATGAATGCCATCGAAACAGCAGCGCCGGGAACGTTCGGGATTACGCCACCACAACAGGAGCAACAAAGTGATGAGTGAAGCAGTTGAAATCACGCCGGAACAAATCGCAGCATACCAACGCCGCCAACAAGAGCAAGAGCAAGCCGCTATGCAACAGTGCATCAATGACTTGATAGCACTGGCAACGGAGCGGGGATTTATGATTACAGCGCTTCCGCAAATCGACAACGGGCGCATTGTGGCCGTGTGGGGAGTGCAGCGCAAATGAACTGGACAAAAGAGCAACCAACAAAGGGTGGCTTTTATTGGGCTTTTGATGGCAAAGAGGTTGTTCCCGTTGATTTGTATTGGGACGGGAGCATATTGGTTGCCTTTGAGCTTGGCGATCCTTATGACATCCCATTGGACCTGAACAACTTCACTCATTTTATGGGGCCAATGGAACCACCGGAACCGCCAAAGGACATTGAACGATGATGCAACCGGCAACGGCTAGGCTTGGCAAAACAAAAACGGGCATGGAGATAGGCTATCGCTTGCTCAACTTGGAGCGCAAGCCATCCAAGCCATTTACCCGACAAGGTGTTACAGAAACCGGCATTCCTGGCACGTATGCGGCCTTGGTGGATGCGCCCGCGTCCGGCGGTTTCATCGTGTGGGGAACCGCTGACCAGGACATAGCCGAGGCCGCGATAGAGCCGGAAGCGCCAGAGACGCCGGACATCATGCCCGCCATACGGCAAGCCCTTGATTTGCTCATGCAGAACATTGCGGCCACCATGCCAAAGACGCCGGTTATACAAATGGACACGCAGCCATTTGAACAAGGCGTGAGCGAACTACAGCAGACGGTAGGCGACCAAGTTACAGAGATTTACGGTCAGTTGAAAACGCTGCGTGATTCTGTGGACCATCTCCAAATCCTGAACGACGCCGCCAACTATCAGCAAACCATACTAGCGTTTCATTCCAAGGTTGTTGAATTGTTCGGGGAGCAAGCGCCGATTGTGCGGATGGTGACGGATAATTCGTCCAGCGAGTTGACCAGCATTTTGGAGATGGTGCGCGGAGACGTGGAACGACTAGGCAAAACCGTAGACAGTATTGAGGTTGAGAAAGCCAGCAAGGACCGTTTTCGCAAGGCGTATGAGGCGTGGGGCAAGGTCGAGAAACAGCTAGAGATTGAGGAACAACTGAGGGGGAAACGCTAATCATGTGGCAAACAGAACCGACAGATACCGGCGTGTATGTGACATTTGCCAATGACATCAAGGCAATCATGGAACTTGGCTTTGATTTTGACCAAGCTATGCAAATCATGAAGCTGTACCTAGACTGGTGCAAAACGCATGAGTTGGGTGCGCGCGAAAGAGCCAAAATAGATTCGTCTTTTTTAAAGGCATTCAGAGCAGATAATGGCAACCTATCTCGACCGTGAGCAAATCCGCCATAGACTTGCCATCCAACGGCGCTACGATGCTGATCAACGCCAACTGGCGGCGGCTATCGTGCTGCTTCTGTTGCGCTTTGGCCGGCTGGACAATGCACGGCTCCTGCTCATGGCAAAGGCGGCGATTTGGGCGGAAGTGTTGCGGCCCTACTTTATCGGCCTAAGCGAACCGTTTAACCAGGACCGCCCACAATCCCCGTATGCGCAGTTGCTGCGTGACGGCGTAGAGGGGGCTATTCGCATTCAGGTGCAACGCCAACAAAGCCTATTGCGTCGGTACATCAAGGATGAGGCTGTACTCGCTTGGTTGCTTATGTTTGGGCCGTCGATTACCTTACCACCGGTGCGCCAGAAGACCTATCAGGAGCCGTTTTGGGCGTATGCGGATGCCAACGGATTGCGGCTTAATGACCGCATTCAGCGCAACGCTTTAGACGTGCGGGTGAAGGTGTATGCGCTACTTGATTACCATGCACGCCAGGGAGATAGCTTGGAAGTGACCGGAAAGGCGCTCACCAACTATATGCCCATTAGCGGACGAGCCACCAACAAGCCATACGGCGATTATGGCAGTTATGCGCCGTGGCGCTTGTTGCGCAGCGAAATGTTGGTAGCGGCGGGGCGGGCTGTAGTAATCGCCTCATTGCTAAATCCTGTGGTTGACAGCGTGCAATGGCGGCTGAGTCCTACGCACCGTGATTTGGATGAGTGCGATTTCAACGCCAATGGGGGGCGCAATGGTGACGGTGTGTATCCGGCGAACAATGCGCCGGCATATCCGAACCACCCCAACGAACGTTGCAGCCTTGTGCCAGTGGCCGCAGCGCCGGATACCATAGACACGAGCAACTTACGGGGCGTGTTTAATTTGGCCGGTTTGACGTTGGCGCTGATGACGCAGCCAGCAGGGGAGCGAGAAACGGCATGACGTGGCTTTCTAGTTTTATCTTAAAACTGATTTGGCCTGTACCAAAATGGGGCTTTCTGGGAGAAGGGGCAGAAGTCTTTGATCATCATCTGTCTATCTTTTTGAAGTCTGAAATGATTCACATCGGCGCTCACGCCCGTTTGGATGGGTCGATAAAGATAGAGGGAGGGCAAGGTGTAAAAATCGGTTCGGGCGTACATATCTCAAGCCGAACACATCTAAATGTTGGCGGGGGCTTGCTTGTGATTGGCGACAACGCAGCCGTTACCACCGGCGCATGTATCATCACAGGGACCAACACACGCGCCGGTCAAGCGATGTCCTCCGCTGCGCCAAAAGAGATGCAGGTGGTTGAGCGTAAACAGGTAATCATCGGGGAATGCGCAATGGTAGCGGCTCATGCGGTTGTACTCCCTGGTGTTACCATCGGGCGTTATGCCGTCGTGGGGGCTGGGGCTGTTGTCACGAAGGATATACCAGACTTCGCCATAGCAATGGGCATACCCGCCAAGGTTGTAGGCGACCGGCGCGACATGGAAGGGTGGAACTACGCATGAACATAACCCTGATTTCACCCTTTAGAAACGCAATCGGCTATATAGAACGCTATTTCAACCAAGTTGATAGGTTGCGAGACATGCTGACAGGTTTTGGGCATGATTTCTTTGGTATTTGGGGCGAAGGCGATAGCACAGACAAAACCCAAAGATACATACATTTATTTCAGTATGATTTCAACCTTGCTGGTGTTGTCGTCGATTGCACCCACGGCGGGCCGGCGTTTGGCTCTGTGGTGGACCCGCAACGCTTTTTGCAATGCGCGTATGCCTGCAATCTACTGTTGATGCGGATTCCACAAGATGCTGATATTGTTGTGTGGGCTGATTCTGATATTGAATGGGAGCCGGAAACAATTTTGAACCTGATTGACGCAACCAAGGAATACCCGGCCATTGCGCCGCTTGTTTTGTTGCGGCGTGAGGGTTGGCCGGCGGACAGCTTTTACAACACGTTCGACTTTCGGATTGACGGGAAACATTTTACGCACGAGCCGCCGTATCACCCGAAACTAGATGGCATTACGCAAGTAGATTCAGCCGGTAGCGTGCTTGTGATGCGTGGCGATTTGGCGAGAAAAGTACATTTCACGGCGCAATCGGTCATCGTTGGTTTGTGTGCGCAGATTTACCAAAACGGGGGTAGCGTATGGATAGAGCCAAAGAGCAAATGTTTCCACCGCTAGTTGATAGCCGGCCAGAGGTGGAGCGTATCCGTAGCCTGACCGCAAGCCGTGATGTGGAAACGGTGAAAAAGGCCATCTTGGAGAAGTACGGAATTGTCGTGCATGACTATTATGCGCGTGATTTAATTGCATTTGTGGAAGCTTTAACCGATGGACAATAGCCAAACGCTTGCTTTGCCTGCTCCACAATATCAAATATTGCGTTTGCCCAACGGTAAGCATTCCGGCGTGGCTGTGGACCTACGGCGTTGGGTGCTGGAAGTGCAGCGCGATGGTATAAAATATTATTTCGACTTAACGCAATTGTCAGCAAAAACCATTGAAAATACACCTGAACCATGCTATACTGGCAGACAGCGTTAAGTGTAATTTAAGTATCTAACAACTGAAACGGCGGCATAGGCCGCACACATTCACAAGGGTGCAACCGGCATCGTGATTATCCCGCAAGGGGTAGCCATGATGCCGGTTTTTT